AAAGTCATGGCTACTGTCTTGTCCGGTACGTCCGGCGCTCTCTATTACAAGCCTGCTGGCACCAAGTCTACGTTCACAGCCGCGAACGTAACTAACGCCAGCAACAACATTAACGTCGGCACCTACCTGAATTTTAAGGTCGACGATAAGGTGTCTTTCGGCACCGGTACTGGCGGAACGCTGCCCGGCGGCCTGAGTGCTAGCACCGACGTTTTCATCCGTACTTACACGGCAGCGACTGGCATCGCTACGTTCGCAGCTACTGCTGGCGGCAGTGAATTGGCTCTTAGTAGCGATGGCACTGACGGCACTACGCCATTCACTATCGACTTTGCTGAGCACCAATCAGTTGGTGACTGTCGCGAGTGGTCATTCGAGGTAACTCGCGAAGAGCTGGACACCACCACGATCGGTGGCACCCTTGCCCAGAACGCTCCTTTCCGGACGTTCATCACCGGCTTCGCTGATGGTTCTGGTTCTGCAACCGTCTATTTCACCGACGACGCCACCACGATCGCTAACCGTCTGATCGAGGACGTGATCCAGCGAAAGCAGGCTGGTGCGAACTTTAAGCTGTACACCGATTTGGTTCTGTCCTCAGGTTCTCCTGATGACACAGCTAGCACCTCGATCGAGATCCCTGCGGTGATTAACTCTGCATCGTTCTCAGTGACTCCGGATGATGCACAGGCAGTTGAGATTAGCTTCCGTCCGACTTCGGCTCCTACTTTCGACTTCGCTCGTTCTTAATAAGTCAGGAACATTACGCGGCCCCCGACTTGTGTTGGGGGCTTTTTTATGTCTAATATCTCGACAAGGATCTAATTTTTATGCCTTCGTCTTCAATCCGTGCGTTAGATCGTCTGAAGAAAGCGGCAAACCTCGAACCGACCAAGAAAGTAGTGCAGCTCTCTGATGGTTCGGAGTTTGAGTTCTACTGCGCACCTCTGACGATGGCAGAGCGTGAGCGTGCTCAGAAAGGCACAAATGACGACTCAGGTCTGTTCGCGTTGCAGCTTCTGATTCTGAAAGCACAGGACGAAACTGGGCAGCGATTATTCCAGCTCGGGGAGATCGCAGAACTCAAGCGTGAGGTGCGGGACTCTGATCTGCAGGCTCTAATGCTTGCTGTTATTACTGATGACGAGGACCAGGAGATCCCTGACCCAAAAGACTGAAGCAGGAGCTGCGTAAGGATAATCTCCTAAGGCTCCAGCTTTGTGTTGCCAAAGAGCTTGGCTATACGCTCGCAAAATTAAACCAGGAGTTAACCTTCGGTGAGTTGCTTTTGTGGTCGACTTACTTTGATCTGCTAAACGAAGAGCACGAGGAGGAGCTGAAAAAGAGTAAGAGGCGACGTTAAACTAAGGCGACGAGCGTAGGTGCCATGTCAGCTGTCGCAAGAGTTGCTGTCGAGCTGAGCACCGGCGCTGCACAAGCTGCGGCTAAGAAGTTACAGGCTGGTGTTAAGCGGCTAGAGGCTGCTGTTGAGAGGCTTAAACCTGCTGCGGCTAGAGCGCAGGATGCGTTTAAGCGCATGGCGGAGTCTGGAAAAAGAGGAATAAAAGGACTGATCGATCGAGTAAAGGCTGCGGCAGGTCGTTTCAAGGGTCTGGGCAAAGCAGCTGCACTGGCGGCAGCGGCTGCTGGTGCTGCGGCATTTGCGAGATTTGCTTTTGGGAAGGCGGGACAGCTTGAGAAGCAGACAAAAAGCCTTCAGGTATTAACTGGCTCACTCGGCAAAGCAAAAGCAGTGATCAGTGAGCTGCAAGCCTTCGGCGCAGTCACACCGTTTACGAGTGATGAGCTGATCGAAACCGCAAAACGTCTTAAGGCGTTCGGCTTCGAGACTTCACAGATCACTGACGTGACAAAGCGACTCGCTGATGTCGCAGGTGCAACGGGTGCAGATTTAAGTGGGATCGCTACCGCATTCGGCCAGATCCAGGCTAAGGGGCGGCTCCAGGGCGAGGAGCTGTTGCAGCTTCAGGAACGAGGGGTTGCGCTGGGCGATGAACTCAAAGAGATGTATGGCCTTACAGGCGAGGAGTTCAGCAAGGCTCTGCAGAAGGGACAGATCAGCGCGAAGGCCGCAAACGTTGCTCTTATCCGACTCACAGAACAAGGAGGCAAGTATGCGAATGGTGCTGTTGCACAGTCCGACACCTTATTTGGCAAGCTGTCGACTCTGCAGGATGCCTTCGACCAGTTCGGCAGGAATATCGGCAAGGTGCTTACGCCGATCTTCAAAGGCATTATCGAGTTCCTGACGACGATTACAAACCAGATCAACAACTTGTTTAAGGAGGCAGAGATCTCTAACAAGGTGCGGGAAGAGTTCGGCTTAGACACTATCGCTGGACGACAAAAAGTAAAAAGAATGGGCGTTCAAGAGCGACGGGAATTCTTCGCTCGGATGAAAACAAGAAAGACAGAACTAAGAGCAGCTGGGGCCACTACAGAAGCACCAGTTATCGACACAACTATTCCGGCGCTTACTGCGGGAACTGCTGCTGCAGGCGGAAAGTCACCGGCTGAAATCCTTGAAGAGCAACGCAAGGCATCACAGAAACGCATCCGAGACCTGCAGGATCAAGGGGCACTGAAAGCTGCACTGAACGATGAAGAGAGAAGAACTGTTCAGCTGAACCTTGATCTTCGCGACATCATTGAAAACACTAAGGGGCTTAAGGCTGAAGAAGTAGATGCTGAGATTCAGGCACGTTTGGCCTTTGAGGACAAAGTAACAGCCGCTCTTGAGTATGAAGAAGCATCTAAGAGGGCAGCAGATGCGCAAAAGAAAGCTGCTGACGAGGCCGATAGGCAAGCGAAAAAGCTACAGCAGATCTACGACTCCATCGGATCATCTATTGCCGATGGCGTTGTCAATATGCTCGATGCAGCCGTGGACAAGACAAAATCCCTCGCAGATGCTGCTTCTAACGTGTTGAGGAGCGTCGGGAACATTCTCCTGAAGCTTGGCATCAACACTCTTTTAAAGAGCACCGGTTTCGGCATATTTGAAAACCTGCAAGGTTTTGCAAACGGCGGTCGTCCTCCTGTCGGTCGCCCTTCTCTTGTCGGAGAGCGCGGCCCTGAGCTGTTCGTCCCACGATCCTCTGGAACTATCGTGCCGAATCATGCCCTTGGCGGCGGCGCTAATGTGACCGTGAATGTTGACGCATCAGGTTCATCTGTCGAAGGCGACGGTAACGAAGCCTCTCAACTCGGAAAGGTCCTCGGCCTTGCTGTTCAACAAGAGCTGATTAAGCAAAAACGTCCTGGAGGCTTGCTGGCTAGCTGATGGCTGATTTTCCTGATTTCGACCCAGCACCTGGGATCACTAAATCGAGTTCACCTGCCGTGCGAAAGGTTCGGTTCGGGGATGGCTACGAAGCCCGCTTGTCGTATGGAATCAACCAGAACCCGAAGACCTTTAATTTTACGTTCAATGTATCGGAGGCTGAATCAGACACGATCGAAACGTTCCTCGATGCCCGTGCTGCCGATGCGGATAATTTCACCTACACACCGCCCGGAGAAGCAAGCGCACTGAAGTTTGTTTGTGAGCAATGGAGCAAGTCGATTCCTTCTCCAGATCGCGCCACAATTAACGCAACGTTCCGCCAAGTCTTTGAACCGTAATGGCAGTAGCAGCCTGGGCCGCTAGCACCGCATTTTCTATCGGTGATATTCGACGCGCCACAACAGACCAAGCCTCTGGCCTGTTTTTTCGATGTACTACTGCTGGAACGTCAGGTTCATCCGAACCTAGTTGGCCGACAGATATAAGCAGCACAGTCACTGATAACACCTGTGTCTGGACGGCGATTGCCTCTGCGTATGAAGAGCTAGCAAAGCTCAATCCCAGCGCGATTATCGAGCTGTTTGAGCTTCGCCTAGACAACACGCTGCATGGCAGTGCAGACGTTTATCGCTTTCACGCCGGTGCGAATGCATCGATAACTGGCAATGTTGTTTTCGGGGGCAACGCTTATACCAGGATTCCGATCAAGGCAGACGGCTTTGAATTAACAAACACGGGCAGCTTGCCCCGTCCGAAGCTGACGATCAGCAACCTAGATGGCACGATGACTACGCTGCTGTTGCTAGTTAATGCGACGACCGCAGGCAATGATCTTGGCGGAGCTGAAGTTCGCCGCATCCGCACGCTTAAAAAGTTCTTGGACGGAGAAGCAACCGCTGACCCAAACGCGAAGTTCCCCGATGAGCGTTGGTTTGTTGATCGCAAGGCTAGTGAGTCACGGGACAACGTAACGTTTGAGCTAGCCAGCAAGTTTGACCTGGCAGGGCAAAAACTGCCTAAACGACAGGTAGTAGCGAACGTCTGCCAGTGGGTTTATCGAAGCACAGAGTGCAGCTATACAGGCACCGACTACTACGACGTCAATGGCAACGAGGTCACCACAGCAGCGCAGGATGTTTGCGGCAAGCGTGTCTCTAGCTGCAAGCTGCGGTTTGGCGCTAACGCTGAACTCCCGTTCGGATCATTTCCTGGAGCTGGGCTAGTTAGATGATGAAGCTGACCGCAACAATGCAGGCTGAGATTCTGCAGCAAGCAAAAGACGAGTTCCCGCGTGAAAGCTGCGGTCTAGTCGCCGTTGTTAAAGGGCGTCGGCGTTACTTCCCGTGTCGCAACATTGCTGAAACGCCTGACGAGCACTTTGTCCTCGACGGCTGGAACGAAGTCGAGGATAAGGGTGAGGTGGTTGCTGTAGTTCACAGCCATCCAAAGACCAACCCCGCTCCATCGTCTGCTGATCGTGTTGCCTGCGAAAAGTCCGGCTTGCCGTGGTTCATCGTCAACCCGAACACCGAGTCTTGGGGATACTGCGAGCCTGACGGCTTTAAGCTTCCTTATGTCGGGCGTGAGTTTGTCCACGGCGTTGTGGACTGCTACAGCCTTTGTCGCGACTGGTACGAAAGAGAGTGGGGGCTTGAGCTGCGTGATTATGACCGCCGGGACCAGTGGTGGGACCACGGCGAAAACCTTTATCTAGAGAACTTTCAGAAGGAAGGATTCCACAAGATTCCGGTTGAGGAGCTGCAGCGCGGTGATGCGTTGTTGATGCAACTGGTTTCACCTGTTCCAAATCATGCTGCCATCTACCTTGGCGACTCTCAGATCTTGCACCATGTGCAGGGAAGGCTGTCGAGCAGGGATGTTTACACCGTTGGCAGCAGTTACTATGGGAAGAGCACAGCCTGCGCCTTGAGACATGAAAGTCGTTAAGGTCTACGGCGCACTGCGTAAGCGATTAGGGCAATGCCGCTTTGAACTTGAGGCGGCAACACCAGCCCAAGCCCTCAAAGCTTTATGCGTGAATTTTCCTGGTCTTGATAAGTGGCTTATTGATAGCGAACAAGATGGCGTTGGCTATCGAGTAATGGTCGGGAAAGAACGTGTTGCCGACGATCTAAGCCCTTTAGTAATGCCTTGGAGTGAGAAAGAAGTTTTTAGTATTACGCCAGTTGTAGCTGGTGCCGGTGGTGTCGGGCGAGTTTTACTCGGTGCTGCTTTGATTACCACTGCAATTTTAGTTCCTGGGCTAGGGACGACTCTCGGCACTACAACTATTTTCGGCACAACATTTGGCCTTGTTAGCGCAGGTATTGGTGCGATTGGTGCTGGCATGGTGTTGACTGGTGTCGCTGATATTATTTCGCCGCAGCCAAGCCTAGATAGCACGCTTGATGAAGCCGTACAGCTTGAATCGTTCACTTTCTCTAACGTAGTCAATACAAGCAGGCAAGGTCTGCCGGTGCCGATAGCTTACGGACGAGTCTTTGTCGGATCATCGATCATTACGAGCGGTCTTGACGCCGTGACCGTAAGAGCATGACGAATTCAAATTACATTGCTGGCTCCGGCGGTGGCGGCGGTGGTAAAGGCGGCGGTGGCAGTTCGCATACACCTGTTGAGGCCGACGACACTCTTGCATCTGTCCAGTTCGCTAGTGTCCTCGACCTGATAAGCGAAGGTGAAATTGAAGGTCTAGAAGAAGGCAATAAAAGTATCTTTCTGCAAGATACTCCTGTTCAAAACCCTGACGGTTCAAACAACTTTAAGGACTTTTTTGTTCTAACGCGCAACGGAACACAAACGCAAACAACACCTCACGTTTTTGGTGATTTTGCTTCGGTGCAATCTGAAAAAGCTGTAGGCACTGAGGTTACTAACGGCAGCCCAATTACTCGATCCATTACAGATTCAAATGTAGATCGGGTTCGTGTCACTCTTTCGATTCCGTCGCTAAGGATTATTGAAGATGACGGCGACATTGTTGGGCATAGCGTCGATATTGCTATCGATGTTCAATATAACGGGGGTGGTTTTAACCAAGTCCTCACTGACACTATTGGAGGCAAGAGCAGCGCAAGATACCAACGCGATTATATGGTGACTCTCAGCGGAGCTTTTCCGGTTGATATTCGTTTGCGACGAGTAAGTGCTGATGAGTCCAGTACGCGCCGATCTAGCTCAACCTTTTTCGATTCATATACAGAAATTATTGATGAGAAGTTCCGCTATCCAAACTCAGCACTTGTTGGGTTGCGGTTTGACTCAAGGGAGTTCTCTAACGTTCCTAGCCGAAAATATTTAATCCGTGGTATTAAGGTCAAGATTCCGAGCAATGCGACTGTAGATACAACAACACATCTAGGGCGAATTACATATTCCGGGGTCTGGGATGGAACTTTCAAGGCTGCAACTTGGACAAATGATCCTGCTTGGTGTCTTTATGACCTGCTTATCAATACTCGATATGGCGCAGGCGTCCCAGAAGACACGCTCGATCGCTATGACTTCTTTGCAATCAGCCAATACTGCAATGAGCTTGTTAATGACGGTAAAGGCGGACAGGAGGCTCGTTTCAGCCTTAACATTCTTATTAACAGCCGCGATGAAGTCTATAACGTTATTCAAACTCTGACTTCTATTTTCCGTGGGATTAGTTATTACGGTGCCGGATCCCTTGTGCTACTGCAGGATAAGCCGACAGATGCTCAATATCTTCTTGGTCCGTCAAACGTTATCGACGGGGTGTTTTCTTACTCCGGATCATCACAAAAATCACGACACACTGTTGCTGTGGTGGCATGGCAGTCTTACGACACTCGCGGAGACGTTGAATATGAATACGTTGAAGACCATGCCTCTGTCGCTAAGTACGGGATTATCAAAAAAGACATCAAGGCGCTTGGCTGCTACAGCCAGGGTCAAGCACATCGTCTCGGGAAGTGGGCATTATTGTCTGAGCAAAATTTAACTGAGACTTGTGAGTTTGCTGTTTCGATAGATAGCGGGATTGTCTTGCGGCCAGGGATGGTCGTAAATATCGCGGATCCCCTTCGTGGCGGAACCCGTAGGAGCGGACGTGTTAGTTCGGCAACTACAACAGTAGTTACGATCGACAGCGATACCAGTCTTTCGGTCGACCTAGCGGCAACTCCAACCATTTCGGTGATGATGCCAACCGGTTTAGTTGAGACCAAAACAATCAGCAGTATTTCTGGGGCTGCAATTACTGTTTCGTCTGCTTTCAGCGAAGCGCCGAACGCTGCGGCTATTTATCTGATTGAAACCTCAGATATTGAAGCCCAACAGTTTCGCGTGTTGTCCGTAGCAGAGTCAGGCGAAGGTCTCCATAACATTACTGCGGTTGCCTATAACGAATCAATTTATGCGGCTGTTGAGCAAGACATTGCATTAACTAATCGAGACATCACGAATCTTGCTGGTACGCCTGCCGCTCCAGAAAACATTACAGGCTCTGAGTTTTTATACCAAGAGGGGCAAACAGTTCATACTGGTTTCGATTTAAGTTGGACGCACGATCGAATTAACACTAATGATTTTGTTGTTAAGTACAAAATCGACAATGACAATTTCATCGAGATAGTCACTGGCAATCCATCGGTCACGTTAAGGTCTTTGCGTGCCGGCACTTTAAAGGTACAAATCTTTGCTCGCAACTATTTAGGTAAGCAGAGCCCAATCTCAACAGCGACGTTTGAACTTGTAGGCAAAACGGCAGTACCCGGTGATGTTGTTGACCTATCGATTGAACCGATAAGCGCCAACAGTGCTCGTCTGCGCTGGCAGCAGACTGTTGATCTTGATGTGAAGGTTAATGGCCTTGTTCACATTAAACACAGCAACTTGACCGATGGTTCCGCGACGTGGCCTAACTCTGTTGACCTGATTCCTGCTGTCGCTGGCAACTCAACCGAGGCCATCGTGCCGCTGGTTGAAGGCGAGATCCTCGTCAAGTTTGAGGATGAGCTAGGGAACAAGAGTACGAACGCCACCAGCGTTTTGGTGGACTTCCCTGATGCTGTTGGCAGGATCACAGTCCAAACCCGCAGAGAAGACCAGGACACCCCACCATTTCAAGGCGCTAAGACTGATTGCTTCTATAGCGACGACCTTGATGCCCTAGTGATTGGCGGCAATAGCAATTTTGACGACGTGGCAGACGTTGATGCGATTACATCCTTTGACTTCTTAGGGGATATTATTGGCACCGCTGAATACGAATTTGCTAACACCTTGGACCTTGGTGCAGCTTTTGCTCTCGATCTAGAGCGACGGTTCGTAACGCGAGCATTCTTCCCTAACGACACGATCGATGCTCGTACTGCGCTGGTTGATACCTGGAACGACTTTGATGGTACTGAGGCTGACGCCGTTAATGCCAAGCTTTATCTGCGGAGAACTAACGATGACCCCTCGGGGTCTCCGACCTATACAGCATGGCAGGAGTTTGTCGCTGGCACGTTTAAGGGTCGTGCATTCCAGTTCAAAGCTGAGCTGACCACTGCTGACATCGCGCAAAACATTCTGATTGACCAGCTCGGTTATCAAACCAGCTTCCAGCGCAGGGAGGAGACGGGACAGCCG